ATATACATATAGGTATTCAGCGAATCAACAGAGGTATTTTCTACGCTCACAGAGAGTGGATAATAAGAATTAAATCCAGACCCAGTCGGGGTCGTATTGTTAATTGTCAATCGCAGCTGCCCGTCAATATAAAATTGATCAGATACACCAGGATCATGCACGATTTCGAAAACATGCCACGACGATGATGTGACTGAGCCTAGTGGATAACTAATAATTCCAGACGCATTCTTCACCAACCCATATACAACGCCGTCAACTACCTGGAACCCAACCCGTATATCGACTCCAGCACCTGTGAAATCTCTATAGCCAGTACAGATATCTACGGTAACACCCGGATACATTACGGAGCCAAGATGCACCATGACCTTCAATCTACGCTTTTTGTCCCACGTATATCCTCCGAGTGCACCTAATCCTCCATACCTATAAATAGCCGCATTCCCAACCGCCGAGCGGTCTAGGTTTATATTTATAATCCCGTCAACCGGCTTAACTGACGAATTGCCAATTGTCTCCTTGTAAAAGGACCCATACGAATGGGCTATCTCATGGATATAAATTGACATGTTGTTATATGCATCAGCCCCTCTTAATTCGGTATCGCGACCTACATCAAAGTCACCGCCCTGATCATATGAAATAAATTTCTCATTATCTGGATCACCAACTCTAAATAGAGGTGATCCGTTATTATCGTCCATGTAAATACCAGCCCCTGCCATAAAAGCAGTGACCAGACCAAGCATTATTTTCGCGTCTCCACCAGTCAAATGTAGCCCTCCTGAGGTTAGCTGCACAAGTGCTTCCAGGGCGGCTTGGGTTACGTCTGCTCCCGGCGCTGCAGGGCCATTTGTGAGCTGGAGCGCATCAAGCTCCGACTCAGCCTGCACTATCTCTATCACAACATTATCGATCAGTACAGACAGGCCATTATGTGACGTATCAGCCCACACACCAAGGTAATCTGCCCCCCCGGCAGCTGGCGCCGGAACGTCATAAATAAACGTATATGGCGCCCATGATGTGCCAGGCGAGAATTTTTGCCAGCCGGAGTTACCAACCTCGCTGGTCGAGTATGCCACTGCAAATTCATCAGCGGCGTTTGTGGTCGGCTGTTTCGCGTAGATGGTGACGCGAATTCGTTTGCCCCCAAACTGGAGCGCGATCTCCTCCGGAATCGCTATACTCGATCCTGTAGTTGATCCGGTAGAATCCTCTGCTCCAGCGCTACCCGTCCAGGTAAATAATCCACACGCAGAGCCAGAAAATGCGTTATTGTCTTGCGCAACAGTCGAATAGGTCTTGTTCTGCCACTCAACGAACTCGGCATCCTCAAATCCGCTTCGAAACGAAACACCAACACCGGATCTGACAATGTCAGACGAAACACCGCTTACTGCCGCAGTATCAGCAGCCGTGCGAGTTTCGGTGACGTTCGCCCCTGGCTCAACTCCGGTGAGCTTGTTGCCCTCTGTCGCATTGATATCTGCGAGCTGCGTCGGGGTATTCGCAACACTGTTATAATCCTGCGCGCCGGCCGACGCCACAACTCCGGCCGTGGCTGATGTCGGATACCAGGCCCCAGCGTTACCTGACGTATCGATGTGGCGGATCCAGCAGTATTGCGTGACGCCGGGTGTCAGGCCGTCTTGCAACCAGTTTTCGGCGGAGATGCGGCCCTGGAGTGATGCCTGGGCTCTGTTGTTGGTGGTGGCGATGTGGATCTCCGTGTAACGGATGTCGTTGTCGGCGCTGTTGTTCCAGGCCCACTGGATTCCGTTTGGCACTCCTGTTCCGACCAAGCCTCCGGGAGCGGCTGGTGGCGTTGATTTGCCATCGGCGACGATGACGCCAGAAACCCAGTCACTGACGTAGCCAAATCTGTTGCGCGCCCTGACCCGGACCGTATATTCAACACCGTCCTCGGGCGGCGAGAATGTTGCCACGGTCACGCCAACCGGCAAAATGCCCGATACCGATTCGTAGGCACTGTCCGGGTCTGCGCTGCGTTTGTACTGGATCTCGTGGCCACTGAGATACTCGTTGACAGAGGCGGTGAAGTTGACGTTTATCCGCGCCGTTCTCGATCCGTCCGCGCCGATGCGGACGTAGGCGTCACCGGATGCAAGAGAGAGGGCGGTGGGGGGTTGGACAACTTGAACACTAGGATCCTCAACAGAAGTACTTGCATCGGTAACGTATGTAATACTATACGCAGACGCAGCACCATCCTGAACACTGTTATTAAGACCGGTATAATACCCGTACCATGGCTGTGGTGGCGACGGTACAATTTTACCAAAATTGAAATCTACTGGGATGGCAGCACGTGTCCCACCATCCGGCAGCGGTGTAACACCAACGTTGGCAATAATATTACGCAGTATGTTTGATGGATAATTCGCCGCAGACCCATCAAGTGCTATACTCACAGACCCATGGTAACCACCAGCACCAGACCCGGCCTGCTGAAGCGGGCCACTAGTACCTAGCACATCAGCCCTATTCTCTCCTAACTCTCCATCAGCACCGCTGACATCTATTACACCGGATACTCCAAAACTAATGCCACGACAAATAATAGCAATTGCAGCTCCACTTGCCCCACCAGCTCCACCAACTATATCACTCTCACCCGCATACCCATAGCCAACAAGATTTTTGCCAGACCCACCCGACGTTCCGGTTCTGTCGCCAGCAAATGACAACAAATTTTCACCATCCCAAACAACATAATCAACAGGCATGGTATTATTAATACCAACAACCAAATGACCCTCTGTCGACGTTATTAAACCAGGCCGCGAACCATCTTTGAAACCGCCCATAGGTTTAGTAGCGCCAATATAGCCAATAACACCTGGAGCGCCGCCTTCACCGGATGAGATTGGTAATGATCCGGGCTTACCTCTACCAGCTCCATTGATGACACCATTAATTGTAATATGCCCAGCTACCCTAAGCTGTAAATTACTTGTTATATTGACAACGACGTCATCGTCAATCACTAAATCGCTAACGTGGTAATATATGGCCTCTGGTGCACTAATATCAGCCCCACCCGCCAACTGATAACCACCTGTCGGCATATTTGTCGTGGTGAGGTGGGCGACGCCACCAATGATCTCAATCGCCCCGGCTGGCAACGCGCTGGAGAGTTCCACACCCTGGCTGGTGTAGATGTTATCCGGCAACACAGTGGAGACGGACAGGGCAGACCGGCCGGGTGTGCCGGTCGAGCCGAACAGGTCAACCACGACGTTTCCGCTGTACCAGTCAACCTGGACGGATTGCACCTCGAAGGCGCGGTCGATGTCACCCGCCTCGGCATTATCCCGTAACGGTAGCTGCACCCGCACCACGTCACCGACCTCCAGCGTGTTCCAGCGGTGTTTGAGTGTCAGCCGCAGCCGTTTTGGCGGGGCGCTGAAGGCGTCGTGGATGGCGTCGAAGCGGGCCTGGAGAACTTCCATGGAGTGGCGGCTTCCGTGGAGCCCGAGGAATGTGAGGTCTTTCTGTTCGCCGTAGCCGTGGGCCGCGCCATTGGCATCATCAACCAGCACGGTTGTGCGGGTTGTGCGGTCCAGGACAGGATCATAATTCCAGTTGATCGTAACGATATTGACGACCTCATCGAGAGCGTCGTCGATCGTTATCTCCGCGAGTGACTGGGCGAGGTCAGAGACACCAATCACCCCAAGATGGGCGGCACTCGACAGCGTTCGAGTGGCGCGCTTGAGGCCGAGCGTGCCGTCGGAGTAGACAGGTTGGAACGCGCCCAGCAGCAGCATCAACTGCTGACCGATGAACGATTTTCCGTCCTGTTTTTTTAGCCCCTCAAAGCGGACGACGACTCCGGCCTGATCGTTGGCCGGATCCCACCAGTCCGCGCCGATTGCCGTGTAATCGGACTCGCGCACATAGACCGGGTCGATGCCGAGATGCCAGCCATCCGGCAGCCGGGCGCCGGACTGGCCATAGAGGTCGCCCGTCATCAGCGCCAGGGCCAGTTTGACGGCAGGCATCTCCAGGTAGATATATTCCGTCACGGGCGGGGGCGATGTGTTGCCGCTGGCATCGACAACGTGGCGCGCCGGCGCCGTGTTGAGCACCCCGCGCGTAACGCCCGTGAGCGTATTCGCCGTGGTGCCGGTGTAGCGGATGATCTCATCTTCGATGCGAACGTAGCCAACGGTCTGGTTCGGCGCGTCGCTGTAGGATGAGCCATGGGCGACGAGCTGGAATCCACTGGTGTCGCCGACGTAAATTGTTGTGTCACCCTCCTCCAGGGTCTGCGTCAGGACGGTTTCGGCGGCGGTGAAAATATCTTTCCTCAACGCCCGCTGGATGTCGTTACAGGTGATTGTGTAGCGCCCACCCTTGAGCTGGGTGCGCCGAATGATCTGCGTGGCCACGACCACGTAGCTGTCGAAGGGTTGATCGGCAAAGCCGATCAGCATCTCGACCTTGCGGCCGTTCATGCCGATGCCGCTGGCGCGTTTCTGCTGGATCAGATCTGATACTGCGCCATTTTTATCAATGAGGCTGACAACCAGTTTTCCAACATCGCTGCGCCCCTCGGATTTATAGAGCTTCTGGGAGATACCGCGGGGCCGGTTGGAGATTGTTGACGGATAAGAGAGCGCGCCGGCCGGGAGCGGGCAGTCTGCGTGGGAGGTGAAATAGTATTGGTCGGTGTCCGAAAACGAGAGCCGCATGATGTAGCGCGGGCGCTTGATGCGGGACTTGTTGGCGGCATCCCAATCCGCTGGCACTGCTCGCATTAAATCACCCTCACGCTAAAGCTCATCTGATAGATCGCATAGGTGCCGACGCGCTTGATGGCCGCCGGCGTGATGGCATGAACATCGAGCAGCGGGCCCGGCGAGGCACTACTGCCGTAGAGGTCGAGCTGGAACGATTCGAACGCCTCGGTTGAGGCCAGGAACTCGCTGAAATAGGGCAAATCGCTATCGGTGAAATAGTCGGTTGAAACCGACCACTGATCACCAGCGTAGTGTTTAAGCACCTCAACCGTCCTGTCTGGCGCGGTCTGGACGGTTATATCCCGCTCGCGGACCGGGTCGAGCTTGAAGGCGCCAACCTCGATGAGGTATTGCTGGCCGTCGCCGTGGATGAAGCCATCGAGCAGGATCGAAGCGCCGGCCGCCTCGTCCGCCACCGCCTCATTGACGATGATTTTGTTGGCCGAGCTGATCGACGCGACGCTATACCAGCCGTCATTGTTGGCGCTGCCCGTTACGCGGATATAGCGGCCGACGCTGAGACCCAGGGCCAGATCCGTGGTGGTGGAGTTGATTGAACTATCCGCCGCCGCGAATGAGATATCGGTACCAACGATGTTATAGCCGTCGAGCGGCACATGGTTTTCGGTTGCCGTGTAGATCAGCCTCATGCCGCCCCCTGGAGGTCATTGATAATGTTGGTGCGGATCATTTGATAGTCCGCCCCGTTCGGATCGAGGAGCTGAACATCACGATCCGAAGAGGCCGATTGCAGGGCGTTGACAACCAGCTCCTCCATATCGGCCTCGCCCATCACGGTGTTGCCGGTAACGAAGACCTGAACCACGTTGGACTGGGTCGCCGGCTGGCTGGCCGGCTGGGTGTCAGCCAGCGAGGATGGCACCTCGGGCAACGTGCCCCCCGGAACCGTGGCCCCGCCCATGGAGGAGCTGCCGAACGTCTGGCTCTGGATTGCTTTGACGTTGGCGGCTGTGGCGACAGCGGCGGTGGCTGCGTAGGCGGCGCCGAGGATTGGCCCACCTATCGCTGTACCGGACGCATATGCGCTCTGAACCGCCTCGATCCCTTTAATTATTGCATTAGCCAAAGCGAACTTTTTTCCGATCTCAAACTGTTTTTTCGAGTCGCTCTGCATGAGCGTGGCCATATTGGCGGTCATGTCACTGGCTACTGCCAGTTGAGCCTTAAAACGAGCCCTGTCCAGATCCTCCTGCTTCTTTGCCGCCTCGGCCTCCAAAGCGGCCATGGTGTTGAGCATCTCGCGCCGGCCGATAATCCCATCTTGATATGCCTGGCCGGTAATCTGGGCCCGGCGTGACCACGAGGCGGCGATCTGCTCCTCTTCGGAGTAGAGCGACTCCTGGAGCTGCTGATACTGCTCGGCGGTGGCGGCCTTTGCTGCCTGCTGCTGGCGCTCCTGCTCAGCCATGGCGGCCAGTTGCTGGCGGGCCAGTTCGGCCATGCGCTGGCCATACTCCTCGGCCGATTCGGTGGCTTCAGGCCAGGCCTGGCGGGCCAGCTCGTACATGCGTTGGCCGTACTGCTCGGCCGTCTCCATGGCGGCCAGTTGCTGACGGGCAACGGCGGCCATGCGCTGGCCGTACTCCTCGGCCGTCTCGGTGGCTTCCGGGTAGGCCTGGCGGGCAAACTCGTACATGCGTTGGCCGTATTGCTCGGCCGTTTCCATCATCATGACGGCCTTGGCCACCTCATCCGAGCGGGCCTGCCCCAGGTTGCCAAGCTGCTGTTCGAGGCTGCTGACGGCGGCCTCCTCCTGCTCGATCATCTTGATCAACAGCGCCCGCTGCTGCTCACCACCTACTTGCCCTCCGAGGCCGTTGAGCCCCTTGCGATAGTTGTCGATGGCGGCGCGCCGGCGGTTGATCTCTGCCGAGATGGCGGCCATCTGCTCGACCACATCGGTCTCGGCCAGTGATTTCATTGCCTGGCCGAGCCCCTCTGTCTCGGTTTTGAGCGCGGCGGTGTCTTTGGCGGCGGCCTCGGCCGAGTCACCCCAGAGCGCCATGGCGGCCGTGGCGCCGGCCATGATGGCCAACCCCCAGGGCCCGGCCAGAAAAGCGCCAAGGGCCCGGCTTGCTACCGCGAAGGCGCCCATTCTGGCGGTGGCGGTGGCCGCCCCAACGGCTACCAGTTGATGGCGGGCCGCCAGCAGTTTCTCGGTGGCGGCAAGGCGGGAGAAACCGGTGGCGGCCGCCTGGGCGGCCTGGGCCTGCGCCACCAGGGCGCGGGCGGACTCATAGGCCGCCACGGCGCTGGCCCGTGATGCCTGGGCATCCTTGAGCTTCTCCACCGACGCCTTGGCGGCGCCGAGGGCCGCCACGCCGGCCTGCTGGGCGAAGTAGGTCATGCCCGCCGCGGCGGCACCGACAGCCACGACCAACACAGCGTCAAGGTTGTTGGCCAAGCCGGCGATGGCAGCGGAGATGGTGGCCGTGGCGCCAGTAGCCTCGTCCATGGCCCCCACCTGGCGCTGGAATGCGTTTTTCAGCGTTTGGGTGGCGGCGCCAACGGTGAGCGGCAACTGCGCCATCTCGTCGTTAATAACCTGCGTCTGGCTCGCCAGGGCGGCCAGCACCTTGTCGGTGGTGAGCTGGCCTGCGTTGGCCATGGCCCGCAGTTCCGAGCGCGCCACGCCCAAACCATCGGCCAGGGCCTGCATCAGGCGCCCGCCCTGCTCGTTGACAGAATTGAACTCATCACCACGCAGAACGCCGGAACCCAGCGCCTGGGCGAATTGACGAATGGCGCCCTGCGCCTCGGCGGTGGTTGCCCCGGAGAGCCGCATGGACTGCGAGACCAGCTCAGTTACGTTGAGCAGCTCCTCCTGTGAGCGGCCGAGATCGCGGAACGTGGGCGCCAGGCGGGCAAACAGTTCGACATTGGCCGAGTAGGCCGTGTAGTTACGTTGGGAGATTTCGAACAGCGCCTCGGAGGCCTGGGTATATTCCCGCACCCCGTCGGTGGCAAGTTTAAGCCTGGCGCTCGATTCACGCGCGGCATCCGCCATGGAAACCAGATTGCTGACGCCACCGCCGACGAATGAGGCGGTGGCAATGGCAAGAACCTGAGTGTGGATCGTCTTGAGCTGCTGGCCGATGGCGGTGATACCGCGCTTGGAGGCACTGAGCTGGCGGGACCAGTCCAGGTTTTTGGACGATTTGCCGAGGTTTTCGAGATCAACGCGGGTGCCGTTGATCATCGCCTTGACGCCGTCACCGTCCGGGATCAAGCTGATCTCAAGACCGACTCTTGCTGACATGGTGGAACCTCTGGTTATAACTCTGGATATGCGGCTGGCTACCGCGATCTGAAGATTGACGCGGCCTCGTCACGCATGATGGAGACCTGATCGAGCAGTTTCGGCCAGGACGATTCGGGCAGCCCCATCATGCGGGCCGTGGCCAGTAGCTCGCTGTTGGGAAGACGCTCGCGCACGAGTTGCGGCGCGCCGCCCGGCGTAGGCAGAACGAGCCACGTCCATTGATCGGCACAGGCGCAGAAGAGGCGCACGGCGTCCCAGTGCTCAGGCCAGATTGCCAAGGCGTGCTCCTCGTCGGAGAAGACGCCGGCGACGCGCTCGATTGATGCCTCGTCGGCGCCGAATGCGGCCAGCGCCTCGGCTACTGCCTGGCGTTTACGCCCTCCGCGGCCGCCGCGCGCCCAGTGGCGGGCGGCCTCGCGGAGTTTTTTTCCGGCGCGCCGGTGAGCGACTCGAACCACGATTTGACGATTGCCGGACGACAGCCTGGCACACCGAGCACCATGGCGCGGTGGTTGATGTCGTCGTAGTCGAGCGGCTGGCCATCGGCAGTAACATCCTCCCAGCCGACGACGGTCTCCTCGATCAGGTCGTCGTCGGTGATGTCCGGCGTGGTGACGCTGCCGGACCTGAGGATCTCCATGATATCGTCAATACGGCCCTGGTCGAGCCGCCGGAAGCGGACGCGGAACGCCACGCTGACAGGGCGGCCGTTTTCGCCGGCAAACGAGAATTTTACGGGCCAGAGATAGGTCGGGGATACGCTTTCGAGCTTGAACATCAGAGCACCTGAATTGTGATTTCGTCATTGCCGGCCGAGGTCGGGAGCAGGGCCATATCGAGGGACATGGTCATCTCCCCGTCCCGGTCGCCATAACTCGGGTTAGTGAGCTGGATTCTCGGCGCGGCGAACGAGACACGGTTACCCGCCGGGCCGTGGGCCAGTGAGAGGGCGCCTGTGGTCTCGGACCGGACGGTACCGATCCAGTCATAGGTGGCGACGGAGTGACCCATGAATGTGATTTTGCCGGTCACGTCGCGGCCGGTGATGGCGATCTCCTTGGAGCCGCCTGGCAGGTCGTTGAACTTGGTGCCCACACCCAGATCGATATCGCAGGAGACCAACTGCACGGACTGGCCGAAGAGGTTAACAGTGGTGTTGGCGCTGTTGACCTCCACCGGTTGCTGGTACATCGTCAGCACCTGGTTGCCGACGCTGGCGTCGGTAACTGGTGAGAACAACCCGAAAATGGTGAATTTCCAGCTCGGAATGCCGTTGGCAGAGATCGACGCAGAGACGGTGCCACGGGCGTTGGTGACCTGATGCAGCAGGGTGTCGTAGTAGAAGTAGAGCGTGCCGATCTCGTAGTTGCCGCCGGCTAGGGCATAGTCAACACTGGTGGTGGCGACGATGGTCTCCTGCAGGGTGCAGATACGCAGCAGCGTGGAGAGGCCATCATTTGGCACACCCAACCCCTGATAACCTGCGATTTCCACCTCAAACGATAGCTGCACATGTTCGCCAGTGACGATCTTCGGGCGACTGCCGAAGAAGGGCTGGACGATGTTGCGCTCCTTGTATTCCGCATTGAGCGGGGTTACGTCCACCGGGCTGATCAGTACGGCATCCGTCGCGAGCGCGGGTGTAACAGGTGTGGCCGGATCTGGCTGGATGGCGG